AAAGTAGACGGAACGAATGTAGACTACAAGTCTTCAGGAAATAATTCGGGTAGCCACTCTTTTTCAACAGGAAATACAGAAAGAATGCGCATTACTAGCGCAGGTAACGTAGGTATTGGTACTACTAGTCCTGACTCTTTATTAGAGTTGTCTTCCGCAACATCTACAGACTTCCTAAAACTTACATCAACAAATTCCAATGCATCTCCAATCAAACTTATTTTCGAAAAAAGCACATCAGAGCAAGGCATAATAGAGTACAATAGAAATGGAGATTTAGAAATATACAACACTGATGGGGACGGTGGTGTAATGATTGATGGGTCAGCTTCCGCAGGTGCTGATTTTTATGTGGCTAATTCTGGCAACGTTGGTATCGGGACGACTAGTCCTGACAGTAGGTTAGAAGTAGATATGGGTGATGCGTCTGGTAATAGATTAGGATTTACTGGTGATGGTTCAACAACAGGAACAGCGTTATGGACCAATTGGACAACAGGCGCCTCTTATTTAGATTTTAGATTAGGTGGTACTAGCGACACGTATACTAAAATGCGCATCACTAACACAGGCAACGTAGGAATAGGTACTACTAGTCCTCTCAATAAATTACAAGTCACAGATGGTTCCATAGGCATTGACTCCCAGTATGCTATAAGAGACAATAGAAATAACACAATACTTCTCCAGTCAGCCAACACTACCGCTTCAAATAGAACATTGACGATTGGCAATGCTACTTATAGCAACATTATAATTCCTAACGGCAACGTAGGTATTGGAACAACTAGTCCTGGTGAGTTGTTACATCTTGAATCTACTGAACCCTTAATAAGACTTGATGATACAAATTCAGGACTTCATTACATATTTGGTCAAGATGGAGATGGTTTTAAATTTACTACTAATAATTCAACTTACGGTAAATATACTTTCGACACAAACGTAGGTATTGGTACTACCAGTCCTGGTGAAAAGCTTGAAATAGCAAATGCTGGTTCTGTTAATTTAAAGCTAAACAATACTTCCGGTGGATTAGCTATGACAATAGGAGCGCAAGCAAGCGCTTGTAGAATAACAGCTGAAAGTGGTGATGATTTAAGATTAGGTGCAGGAGGTACAGTTGACACGCTAAATATCAACTCCTCAAGCAACGTTGGTATTGGTACAACTAGTCCAACAGAGAAGCTAACCGTAGAAGGTAGGGTGCATGTAAGCGAGGGTACTACCAATAGAAGTATTCAATTGAGAGATGACGGTCTATACATAAGCAGAACTTCAGACGGAGGTAATGTATCACAGATCAGAGCGTCAAGCAACGGTAATAATATAGACATTAGAAGTCAAACTGGAATTAATTTAAACATATCCACCAACAACGCATTAAGGATAGACCAAAGTCGAAACATAGGAATAGGAACCGGTTCAACCCCATCAGCAAGACTACACATAAAAGGATCTGGTGCAACGTCTGCTACAACATCTCTGCTAGTACAAAATTCTTCTACAACTGAATTATTTAGAGTAAGAGATGATGGTAACGTAGGTATTGGGACGACTAGTCCTAGTCAGAAGTTGGATGTAGTTGGTAACATTAATCTAGATGGAGATAATAGGCATATATATTTCGGCGGAAGTAATACGTTTATAGGGGAAAACTCTAATTCTAATAAACTTGAGTTGAGAGGAGGAGGAAGCTCAGGATCACAAACAGTATACATAGATAATGCAGGACAGTTAGGTATTGGAACTTCTGTACCGAGTGAAAAATTAGATGTAGCAGGTAGTATAGTAGTAAATACAGGGCAATCATTAAAATGGGGAGCAGGAGCAACGAGGATAGTAGGGGTTGACGGGTCATATATTTCATTATATCCAAATAATTCAGAAAAAGTAAGATTTTTATCTAACGGTAACGTTCTTATAGGTACTACTACAGACAATGGAGACAAGTTACAAGTAGTTGGTAACGCAAACTTTTCTACGGGTGTTAATGCACAAGGATCGTCAACAATAGATTCACTAGGCTTCCACGCAATAAACCCAGTATTTGGTCAACCTAATATACAGCTGCCAGATTTTACGGACGTACTTTATAGAGCAGATAGAAGATTTACTATAACTATAACAGGTGGGACTAATAATGTTGTGGGTATGTTTAATGGAAGTTATGCATCCGGCACAACTTTTGCTGCAAACACTACACATACTGTAAATATAAACGTAGCAGGTCAATCTGGAGTTCCAGCTAATGGATATACTTATCCTCAAGGATATTTATACTTTTCTTTTTATAGCGGTCTTCACGCTTATACTAGTTTAACTGCAAGAGTAAAAGCAAATGGCGTGTGGAGAAATTGTACAGGTGCAACAAACATATCAACTAATGCTATTTACGAAGTATTAAGGCTTACTGTGCCTAGCAATAACTACGTTACAGATATAGAGTTTACTTTAGTAACTGGCGCTAGCAGTGTTCAAATAGCTTTAATGAACTATGTGTCTAGTAGGCACACTAGCCAAATGGAATTGCCTTATTTGGCTAAAACTTTAGACACTAATCGTTTATTTGGTAATGTAGATGTATTAACAAATGCCTCTGCAGATCAAAATAGATTAAGTGGTACAGGTAATTCATACTTAGCAGCAAGTACAGGCAACGTCGGTATTGGAAATACTAATCCTAGTCAAAAACTTTCAGTAATTGGAAATATAAGCTTATCAGGCGTTGTGCTATTTGATGACAATCAAGGTATAAATTTCGGTAATAGTAATGCTAAAATCTATGGTTCAAGTGCTGATGGAATAAAGTTCAATGCAGGCGGTTCGGAAGCAATGCGCTTAAATCAATCAGGCAACGTAGGTATTGGAACGACTGGGCCTTTAGCTAAATTGCATGTTAAAGACGGTAACACTTTATCTTCGGCTTTAACAAACACATCTGCGCTTATAGAAGGATTTAGTCAATCAATACTTCAAATTGCTTCTCATAGCACGGGTTATTCTCAAATAGCTTTTGGAGACCAAGATGATGGGTTTGATGGAGGTTTTATATACAGTAATGCTTCAAGATATTTATCTATCGAAACTGCTAATGCAGAAAGAATGCGTATCACATCTGCTGGTAACGTTGGGATTGGAGTAACTAATCCTAGCAGTAAATTAACAATTGAAACAGAAGCTGGAGATGGTACTATTGAGCTTTTAGCAGTAAACGCAGCAACTACAAAAAATAAAATTATATTTTCAGAAGCTATACTTGGAGATGCAAGTTTCTTTATAGAACACGATGGAGCAGGAGCAGGCGCAGATAATTTGCTTAAAATACACGGAGATGGATCAGGAGGAACTGCTAGTGGTATAACTATTAGAAGAAATGGACTAGTTGGTATTGGGACGAATAGTCCACTTGGCAAATTACAGGTAAATAAATATACTGTTGCATCACAAGGAAACCAAAATGTTCACGGTGAGTTAAGTGTTTTTGCTAACAGCGGAGATGAGTCTTTGTTTTTAGGGGTAAGAAATGCTTCATACCCAAACAGAGGTTGGGCATTTAATCCTATTGCTAGTGGGGTGAATTCTGATTTACAGATTAAAGAACACGGGTCGACAGGTGTAAGAATGACTCTAAAAAGTGGCGGCAACGTCGGTATAGGAACTACTAGTCCTGGCTCAAAGTTAGAGGTTGTTGGAGAAATAAGGTTATCTGAAGGCTCAGATTATACTAGCATTTCAACAAGCGGAGGAGATACTATTTTTGGTAATGTTTCATCTGGTGCAAATAATGTAAGGATATTTAATGGAGGCTCTGAAAGAATGCGTATCACCTCAGGTGGCGACGTAGGTATTGGAACTACTAATCCAACGGAAGTTTTAACTGTTGATGGGAATATTAGAGCTGTTACGTCTGGACAAACAATTTTAAAAATAAGAGGTGGGGGAGATTCACAAGATTTAAACTTAGTTTCTGAAAATCAAACTTTTACTATAAGCAGGGGTTCTACCGAACGTATGCGTATCACCTCAGGCGGCAACGTAGGGATAGGTACTACTAGTCCTGCTAGCAAGCTACACGTTGTTGGAGCTGACGGCACTTATCAAACAAGAATAGGACACTCTACTCAAAGCTTTTATTTAAAAGTAGACGGAACGAATGTAGATTACAAGTCTTCAGGAAATAATTCGGGTAGCCACTCTTTTTCAACAGGAAATACAGAACGTGTTCGTATCACTTCAGCAGGAAACGTCGGTATTGGAACGAGTAGTCCTCAACAGAGGCTAATGGTTGCATCGCCGAGTGATACAAGTGTAGTATTGGGAGCAAGTTATTTATCAACAAACAACAATAACTTTTTTGAAGTTGGTATTAATGCAAACGATGGTTATTTAAATTTAAAAAATAGCGGTGTTAGCACAACTGTTCATATAGATTCAGATGGTAATTCTTATTTGAACGGTGGCAACGTTGGTATTGGAACGACTAGTCCTTCAGGTAAACTGCACGTGGAAGGTCAAATCCGATTGTTTAAAAATGGAGATGACGCCTTAGCAACCTCTGGTGTTTATATAGCAAACGCCGCTAACAACAGAGCTTACAATTTTCAACAAAACGCGGATGGTAGCAGCTTAAATTTATGGGCTTATGGAGGTTCTAGTTGGGCAAATAGATTAACCGTACAGGCGGATGGCAACGTCGGGATTGGAACGACGTCACCTTCCCACAACCTACACGTAGCTAGTGCGGGAAATGCAGAAATCCTAGCCCAAAGAACTTCGGGTGCAGGAGTCCTAATTCAATCTCAAGCATCAGTAGGTGTTGTAGGAACAAACACAAACCATAGGTTAGATTTAAAAACTAACGGAGGTACTAGAGTAACTGTTGATACAAATGGTAAAGTTGGTATTGGGACAACAAGTCCGGGTCATTTATTAGAAATCAGGGGCACAGGAGACGCATTAAGTGTTGGTAATGATACTAACACTTTGACCTATATGCGCTTTGCTAACGAAAGAACAATGATTGGTTACTCTGGAGCAAACGCTGTCGTCCAAGGCGGGTTATCTAAAGGTATTAGGTTCAACGTAAATAATAATACTTTCAACTCTGGTAATGCTATGGCTATTGACACCAGTGGCAACGTAGGTATTGGGACGAGTAGTCCTAATGCCAAGTTGGAAGTAGCTGGCGACACAATACTTGGAAACGCTTTGACAGACAAAGCTATAGTACATGGTCATCTAGGAATAGGTCATGATGCTTATCCTAAAATTGCATATCCGGGGCAAAACGCACTATGGGGAGAAGCAAATAATTCTACAGTAGGTCAAGTTGTGATTGACTTACCGGGTACGCTTGCCAATTATGACATGGCGTATATAGAAATAGACATATACGAATATAATAGCACTAACGCTACTAAGCTTATAATAGGTGGTCACAACTGGAATAGTGGCGGGAATAGTAATACTAGTGCCACCATGTGGCATCAAGCTGGTGTTAAGGTAATAGGTGATAATCCTAAGTCTGTTTATCTTGGTTGGAGAAATGACGGGACTAACAATAGAAGAGTAATTGCAATTGGAGAGACAAATTCAACTTGGAGTTATCCTACTATTCATGTAGCTAAAGTACATGGAAACGATGGTTACACCAGTGCTATTGATTGGGTTGGTGATTGGGCTATGAATTTAACTACAAGTGGTAGTTTTTTCACGAAAAGTCCTACTACTAATTTTAACGCATCATCTTCAACTACTTTCGTAACTCATGGTAAAATTAGTTCTAATGGAGCAACCTTTGCAGACAACGTTGGTATCGGAACCACTAGCCCAAGTCAAAAATTAGAAGTAGCCGGAAATATAAAGCTAGGCGATAGCAATAAACTAATACTAGGTACAGGTTCAGACCTTGAAATATATCATAATGGATTAAGTGGTAATAATAATATAGACAATATAAATGGAGATTTATATATGTCTCAATACGCAAATGACAAAGATATTATTTTCAGAAGTGACAATGGTTCAGGTGGTGTTGCTGAATATTTTAGAGTTGATGGTGGTATAACAAAAACTGTGTTTGTAAGAGATACTAAACACCTGGATACTAAAAAAGCTTTATTTGGTGATCAAGACGATCTTCAAATATACCACGACGGTTCTAATAGTTATATTTCTGAAATAGGAACAGGAGATTTAAGGTTTATACAAAATGTTGATGACGGTAAAATAAGATTTTACAATGACAATGGTAGTGGTGGAATTACTGAATATTTAAGAATAGATGGTAGTTCAGAAGAAACTTTATTTAGCAAACAAATAAGAGTTACTGATAATATAAAAATATCAGCAGGTAATTCAAGCGACCTACAAATCTATCACGACGGTTCTAATAGTTATATAACAGATACAGGGACAGGAGATTTATATATAAGAGGTTCAAACAGCGTTTATATAGGTAATAATGCAGGAACAAAAACTTACATTTCAGGAACTGATGGAGGTGCTACTAAATTATATTATAATGGAGCAGGAGCACAACAAAAACTTGAAACTACAAGCGCAGGAGCTAAAGTTACAGGTGATTTAACTATTACAGATGACCTCAATATAAATGGTAATGAATTAACATTTACAAATGATGCTGCTAGTACATATATAAGAGCAGCAGATGCTTTATTGATTCAGTCAGATTATAATACTGGGGAAAATAAACCTATTTATTTACAACCCTCTGCTGTTACAGAATTAACTATTGCAACAGGAATATCAACTTTTGCAGGTGATGTAATTGTTGGAGATGATTTATTAGTACCTAAGATTAGACTTGAAGATATAAACGGTACTGTAGGTTCTTTATTTAAAATATATGCTTGGGATGATGAATTACAATTTACTAAAAGAAATTTATCAACTGAAGCTCACGCAGGAACTTTACTCGCTTTAAATTACAGTACTAACGCTGCAACTTTTGCAGGAAATATAAACTTTGGTGATTCACATTTTATAGGTGATGATGCTGATGATAATTTATTAATACAAGGATCTGCTAGTGAAAATGTTATTGTAAGATCAGAAGATGGTTTATATTTTAGAACTGGTGGTAATAACACAAGGCTAACCATAAACAGCTCTGGTAACGTTGGTATTGGGACGAGTAGTCCTACAGATAAATTAACAGTAAATGGAAATTTAAGTATTTTTGCAAATAAAATATATAATGGCTCCGCATCAAATTCTGCTGGTGTAAGTTTTCCAAATTCTACAACTAGAATAGACGGTTATAATGGTATTACATTTCATTCTTCAGCAACAACGGTTGGTTCGCAAAGTGAAAGAATGCGTATTGATTCTAGCGGTAGACTTTTAATAAACTCAACTTCTACAGCTTTTAGTGATAAGCTTTACGTAAATGGAGATGCCTATACAACAGGAGGTTGGAGAGTAGGTACTGGAGCAACCTACGTAGGTAAATTAACAAATGACAGTGGTATACTTACATTGATGAGCGATGGAAGTAGGGATGTACAGATTGGTAACAATGCCAACCCGTCAATGTTGTATGTAGATACTTCTGCAGCAAACGTAGGTATTGGGACTACTAGTCCAACTAGTAAACTTCACGTAGTTAGTACTGGAGATGAACTTGCAAGACTAGAAAGCGGCAACGCAGACGGAAGTCCATATATTAGCTTTGTACAAAGCGGAACCCGTAGAAGTTACATTCAACTCCATGATAGTGAAAACAATCTAAAACTAGCCTCAGAATACGGTATTATTAGTTTCATAACCGGAGATGCAAATAACGAGACCGAAAGAATGCGTATTACTTCTGCGGGCAACGTAGGGATTGGAACGACTAGTCCAAGTGCTAAGCTTAGTGTGGTGGGTAGTGGTGAAAATGGAGGTATATTGTTTAATAATTCAGGGTCTCAAGAGCATAGGTTCTACTCAAGTACGAACAGTCAGTTTAACACTATAGGCTCAAGCACACCTATTTGGAATTGGGCTCAGCATACTGGTGTTGGTGTTACTCCTAATTATAAAATGACTTTAAATAATACAGGTCTAGGTATTGGGACTACAAGTCCTGTAAGTAAATTAACAGTTGTTGGAACTACAACTTCTGCAATTACGGTTCAAAGCGGCTCTGCTATTAGTGGATTGCAAATTTTTAACAATTCTACTACAGACGAGGCAAATATTATAAATTATTATAATGGACCGCTTATTTTAGGAACGAATAATGTTGAGCGTATGCGCATTGCTGGAAACGGCAACGTAGGTATTGGTACTACCAGTCCTGAAGATTTATTACATATATCCGCAGACAGTCCAGTGTTGAGATTAACAAATACAGTTGATTCTGGTAAAAGTAGTATTGAATTTTGGGATAATCAAAGCGGAACAAGCCAAGCTGGCGAAATATTCTATGATGATAACTCAAACTTATTTGGGTTACAAGGAAACGGAAACGGCATTGTATTTAGAGCTAATAATACTTTCCCTGGTTCTGAACTAATGAGATTAAACAGTAGCGGCAACTTAGGAATCGGTACTACTAGTCCTGATTTTACATTAGACGTTGAAAAAGATGTTGATACTTGGGTTTCAAGAATATACAATACAGGTTCTGATGCAAACGCACAAGCATTATTAATCCGTTCAGATGCCACATCTGCTCACGATGCTACGGTGCTAGGTGTTTATGCGGATAGTGGGTATAAGATGGTTGTTAAGTCTACAGGCAACGTCGGTATAGGAACTACTAGTCCGAGTCAAAAGCTTCACGTTGCTGGATCGGCACTCATTAACGGCACTATATACTCAGGTGATGGTAGCATATCAACAAGTAACAGTTTACAATTACAATATAATGCAGTAAGTGGAGACGGTGTAATAGCATCAAAATCTACAGGAGGTAACACAACTTTAGCTTTACAGACATCCGATTCTGGTGCAACTGCTACTAAATTATATATTACTTCTGCGGGCAACGTAGGGATTGGGACGACTTCGCCTGGTGCTAAGTTAGATATCTCGGACTCAATACCAACTCTTAGAATAACTGGGACAAGAGATGCAAGTTGGACTATTGGACAAACGATTGCTTCTTTAGAATATTTTAGCAAAGATTCTTCTGGCTCTGCTGCTAATTCCGTGAGAGCTAGTATAAATTTAGTCAATGAAACTAGTGTTTTCGGAAGCACTACTGGTTTAGCTTTTTCTACAAAAGGAGATGTCTCAGGAGCGCCTTCTGAAGCTATGCGCATTAATGCATCCGGCAACGTCGGGATTGGGACAACTAGTCCTCAATTCCAACTTCATGTAAATAGTGATTCATCTGGAACAAGTGCAATAGGCGTGGGCAACACTGGCTCGGGAGCGTCTAGAGTATATCTTGACGCCTCTAACGGAGATTTTTCAGGTAGTGATTATATGTGGATAGGTCAAAACAACGATCTAACAGGTGAAATTTTTATGGCTCAAAACGCTGGTAGCTTTTACATTAAGACTCAACCAGGAGGCACATCTACTGTACAACTTGCAGTAACTCAAGCTGGCCAAGTTGGAATTGGAACAACTAGTCCTGGAGCTAAATTACACGTTACCGATTCAATTAGAATAGATACAGGAGGCTCTGGTCCAACCCAATCACCACAAGCACAGTCCCAATCACCAACGCAAGCTATAATTAAGAACAATCCCCCACCAGGTTCTGCTGATTTTTACTTATCAGAACCTGACGAATGGTTGATGGTTGATATAGGCGGAACAAACTACGTACTACCAGCATACGAAGCATGATAAAACTAACACCCGAACTAAGAAAAAAAATAGAAGATCAAGGTAAAAAACTAATACCTATAACTTTAGAACAACTTAGCAAAGCTAAAAAATTAACAAATAAAAAACAAAAAAAATGATTAATTACAATTGGAACTGTAAAACAGTAGACGTAAAACCTACAGAAGGAGATTTAAGCAACGTAGTGTACAATGTGCATTGGATAGTTGAAGCTTCTAAAGGTGACATTAGTACAACATCTATAGGCACTAAGCAGATAGAAGTAGATGAAGATGTAGACTTTGTAGACTTTGAAGATCTAACAAATGCAACAGTAGTTGGCTGGGTCAAAGAAGCTATGGGTGAAGATGAAGTAGATGCTATAGAGGCTGGTTTAGCTGCAAGTATTGCAGAAAAAGAAAACCCTACATCTGTAACTATGACTATAGAAGACTAATATTAGTAAAAAACGTGAAAATAGCGTAATAATATAGGAGTAAACAAATTAAATTTTATTATGGACTTAAAAATTAAAGACGAACAATTAACAAAGCTACAAGCTTTAGTAAACCAAATTAGCCAAGCACAAATGGAGCTTGGACAAGTAGAATCTAGAAAATTTGACTTAATAGCAGCTATCCCTGCTTTTAGAAAAGACTTAGAAGTTTTTCAAAAGGAGCTTGAAGAAGAGTACGGCAAGGTTACTATTAACGTGCACGACGGAACAATCAAGCAAGAGGAAGATGGAGCTGATAAGGAAGATTAGTATAGGTAAAGATTATAAGAACGAAGCAATGCATTACTCCGTAGGTCAAGAGGTCTACGGAGGACATGTAATAGATTCGATACTTGAAGAAGATGAAAAGTATAGGATTTACATTACTAAAAATAATGAGGTTTTGCCATGGAAAGACTTTAACAAGAACATGGCTATTGCAGTTGAATATAATTTAGAATATTAATGCACGGTTGGGATAGTTTTATAGTGTCACCTGTAAGATCAAGATACGACAACACTAAAAAAGTTGGCGATGTAGATCTTATATTAAACACCGAGATATTTACTCATAAGAACGTAAGCAACAACGCTATAGTTGTTGGTTTGCCAAAGAATAAAAAAACTGATATACAAATTGGTGATGAGGTTATCATACACCATAATGTATTTAGAAGATGGCATGACGTCAGAGGCAAAGAACAGAACAGTAGAAGCTTTTTTGCTGAAGACAAGTACTTTGTCAGTGACGATCAGTTATATATATATAAACACAACGAAGAATGGAAATCACTAGACGACTATTGCTTTGTAAAACCTATAGCTAATGATGATACGTTTTCTTTAGAAAAAGAAAAACCATTAGTTGGTATAGTTAAATACTCTAATGATATTTTAGAAAGCGTAGGTATAAAAGTAGGAAACAAAGTAGGTTTTACACCTAGAAGCGAGTTTGAGTTTATTATAGATGGCGAGCGTGTTTATAGAGTAATGACATCACAAATTACAATTAAATATGAACACGAAGGAGAAGAAAGAGAGTATAATCCAAGCTGGGTATAAAGCAGTTGAGGAGCTAATTAAAGTAGCGCAAGAAAAGATCATTACAAATACTGAAGATGATGTTTCTGCTGACAGACTTAAAAATGCAGCTGCTACAAAAAAGCTAGCTATATTCGATGCCTTTGAAATATTAAATCGTATTGAAAACGAAAAAGCTGTTTTAGAAAACAAACCTGTGGAAAATAAATCTGTAGCGTTTAGTGGCTTTGCTGAGAGGAGGAGTAAATAATGTATCAGCAGAGTTTATATAAAATAGTTGACGATCACGTATCTATTAATTCAATAAAAAGATTAAACAAAGCTAAACGCTGGGAATATGGCTACAACAAAGAACACGACATTGTTGTAATAAGTAAGACTGGTAAGATAGGTGAAATATACGAAATACAAAATCTAAAAATAGCTTTACCACCAATAAATAACGCTCATAAGTTTAAAAGTGATAAATGGGAGGTGACTCCTTATCCTAAGGAACTCAATAGAGTAAAAACTATATTTGACTGGAAAGAACTACCAAACGAATTTAAAAACGAATATATAGATTACATTGAAAGCGAATTTAAGAAAAGAGAAGAAGGTTTTTGGTTTTACAACAATGGTAAACCTACTTATATTACTGGTACTCACTACATGTACCTTCAATGGTCAAAGATTGATGTCGGTAACCCAGACTTTAGGGAAGCCAACAGGTTGTTCTACATATTCTGGGAAGCATGTAAAGCAGACAAAAGGTCTTATGGAATGTGCTATCTTAAAAATCGTAGATCAGGATTCTCATTTATGGCGTCAGGAGAAACTGTTAATCAAGCAACTATTAGTTCAGATGCACGATTCGGAATACTGTCCAAATCTGGACCAGACGCCAAGAAAATGTTCACAGATAAAGTTGTACCAATATCAGTCAATTATCCATTCTTTTTTAAACCAATACAGGACGGGATGGACCGACCAAAGACCGAGCTTGCGTACAGAGTCCCCGCTTCTAAACTTACAAGACGGAACATTACTAGCACCGACAAACCTGAGGAGCTCGATGGACTGGATACAACCATAGATTGGAAGAATACTGGTGATAACAGCTACGATGGTGAAAAATTAAGATTATTAGTGCACGACGAGAGTGGTAAGTGGGAGAGACCTAATAATATTTTAAATAATTGGCGAGTTACTAAAACTACACTAAGACTTGGTAGTAGGATCATCGGTAAATGCATGATGGGTTCTACTAGCAACGCGTTAGATAAAGGCGGTAACGAATTTAAAAAACTTTACAATAGTTCAGATGTTACAAAACGAAACAGAAACGGACAGACAAATTCGGGCCTCTATTCTTTGTTCATACCTATGGAATGGAACTACGAGGGATTCATTGATTCTTATGGACTACCTGTGTTCGAAACACCTGAACGAGAGGTTATTGACCCACATGGAGATGTAATAGATGTAGGCGTACTTAGTCATTGGCAGAACGAAGCAGAAGGTTTAAAGTCAGATCAAGACGCTTTAAACGAATTCTATAGACAGTTTCCTAGAACTGAAGAACACGCTTTCAGAGACGAAACTAAAAATAGTATATTTAATTTAACTAAGATATACGAGCAAATAGATTACAACGAAGAAACTGTTGATTTAAATGTTGGTAATTTTCAGTGGTTAAATGGAGTAAAAGATACTAAGGTAATGTTTTTACCAAATCAAAAAGGTAGATTCAAAGTGAACTGGGTGCCACCAGTACATATTCAAAACAAAATGGTATTGAAGAACGGTGTAAAACACCCTGGAAACGAGCACATAGGAGCGTTTGGGTGTGACTCTTACGATATATCCGGCACAGTAGATGGTAGAGGTTCTAAAGGTTCTTTACATGGACTTACAAAGTTTAGTATGGAAGACGCACCAGCTAATGAGTTTTTCTTAGAATACATAGCAAGGCCTCAAACTGCCGAAATGTTCTTTGAAGACGTACTTATGGCTTGCATATTTTATGGCATGCCAATATTAGCAGAGAATAACAAGCCAAGATTACTTTATTATTTTAAAAGAAGAGGTTACAGAGGCTTCTCAATGAATAGGCCAGATAAAGTATGGAATAAATTATCTGTAACAGAAAGAGAGATTGGTGGAATGCCAAACTCAAGCGAAGACATAAAGCAAGCTCACGCAGCTGCTATAGAAATGTATATCAACGATCACGTTGGAGAAACAAGCCAAGGCTTTGGGTCAATGCCATTCAACGATACTTTAAATGATTGGGCAAAGTTTGACATAACTAAAAGAACAAAATTTGATGCATCTATTAGCTCTGGCCTAGCGATTATGGCTTGCAATAGGCATTTGTATTCACCAAAGCAAAACATGGAGAGAAAAAAATTAAACTTAAGTATAGCCAAATATAAAAATAAAGGCTTTAATTCAAAACTAATAGAAAGATAATATGGCTGAGTCAGTTACATCGCATTATTTTCCTAGTCAAGTTGTTAGTGACATAGAGAAAGTCTCGAAAGAGTATGGACTTAAAGTTGGTAAAGCTATTGAGTACGAGTGGTTCAAAAGAGACACTGGTACAAATAGATTTGCTAGCAATCAAAACAACTTCCACAAACTACGTTTGTACGCTAGAGGAGAACAATCAATACAAAAATATAAAGATGAGTTGTCGATTAACGGCGATTTAAGTTACTTAAACTTAGACTGGAAGCCTATTCCTATTATACCTAAATTCGTTGACATAGTAGTTAACGGAATATCAGAAAGAACATTTGATATAAAAGCATATTCACAAGATCCATATGGAGTTTCTAAAAGAACTAAATATATGGAGGATATAATTGCGGATATGAAAACTAGAGATCTTAACGAGTTTGCTCAAGAAGCTTTTGGTGTTACTATAGCAAGTACTCCTCCGGAGCAACTACCAGACAGCGAAGAAGAGCTTCAGTTACACATGCAGCTAAACTACAAGCAGGCTGTAGAAATAGCTGAAGAACAAGCTATAAACACTATATTAGAAGGTAACAGATACGAGCTTATAAAGAAAAGGGTTAATTATGACCTAACTGTAATAGGTATAGGTGCTGTAAAAAATACATTTACAAAATCTGAAGGAGTTAAAGTAGAATATGTTGATCCAGCTAATATTGTTTATTCGTACACTGAGTCACCATACTTTGATGATATATACTATATAGGTGAAATTAAAACAGTACCTATAAACGAGCTTAAAAAAGAGTTTCCAGATCTAACTAACGAAGATCTAGAGAAAATAGGTAAGCAAGGTTATCAGTCTACAGGTTTCTACAATAGAAGTCTAGCTGAGTCAACTAACTTAGATAGAAATCAAGTTCAAGTATTATACTTTAATTTTAAGACTTACGCGAACGAAGTATACAAAGTAAAAGAAACAGCTACAGGCGCTAGCAAGGTAATAGTTAAAGACGATCAATTTAATCCACCTAACGAAGTGCTAGAGGAGAGGTTTGGTAAAATGTCTAAGCAAATAGAGGTTTTATACGAAGGAGCTTTAGTTTTAGGTACTAGTCAGCTATTAAAGTGGGAGTTAGCTAAGAACATGATGAGACCTAAAAGTGATTACACTAAGGTTAAAATGAACTATTCAGTAGTAGCTCCTAGAATGTATAAAGGTAAGATTGAGTCTTTAGTTAGTAGAACAACTACTTTCGCTGACATGATACAGCTTACACATTTAAAGCTGCAACAAGTAATGTCACGTATGATACCTGATGGTATATACTTGGACGCTGATGGCTTAGCTGAAATAGATTTAGGTAACGGAACAAACTACAACCCGCAAGAAGCTTTAAACATGTTCTTCCAAACAGGTAGTATAATTGGTAGATCAATGACTGCTGATGGAGACATGAATCCAGGTAAAGTACCTATTCAAGAGATACAGAGCGGCTCAGGAGGAGCTAAATTAGCTTCACTGATACAAACATACAACTACTACCTTCAAATGATCAGAGATGTCACCGGATTGAACGAGGCGCGTGATGGTAGTACACCTGATAAAAATGCCTTAGTAGGTATACAAAAAATGGCAGCAGCAAATTCAAACACTGCTACTAGGCATATACTGCAAAGTGGTTTGTTCTTAACAGCTGAGTTGTCAGAGTGTATATCTCTAAGGATATCTGATATTATAGAGTACTCACCAACTAAAGATGCTTTTATACAAAAGATAGGTGGTCACAATGTAGCTACGTTAAAAGAGATGGGTGATTTGCACTTGTATGATTTTGGTATATTTATAGAGCTAGCACCAGATGATGAGCAAAAGCAAATGCTTGAAAACAATATTCAAGTAGCGTTGTCTAAAAACGGTATAGAGCTAGAAGATGCTATAGATGTTAGAGAGATTAAAAACATAAAGCTAGCTAATCAAGTATTAAAAATACGAAGAAAAAAGAAGGCGCAGCAAGATCAGTTGATGCAGCAACAAAATATTCAAGCTCAAGCGCAAGCAAACGCACAGGCGCAGCAAGTTGCAGCCCAAGCAGAAATGCAGAAAAATCAAGCAATGGCTCAAACTACAATTCAAGTAGATCAAAGCAAGATGCAGATGGAAATGCAGAAAATGCAGCAAGAAGCTATGCTTAAGAAAGAGCTTATGAATCACGAGTTTCAGTTGAACATGCAGATTAAGCAAATGGAAACTGAGATACTAAAAGAAAGAGAATCGCAAAAAGAAGATCGTAAAGATGAAAGAACTAAAATTCAAGCTACACAACAGTCTGAATTAATAGATCAAAGAAAAAAAGAAAGTCCACCTAAAAACTTCGAGTCATCGGGTAATGATATAATGGGTGGCGGTTTTGGATTAAATGCTTTTGATCCAAGATAACACAAAACTATACAATTTTATAATATTTTATTATGGCTAAAAAAAAGAAAGTCGAAGCGGTCGAAGAGATCGTTGACGTAAAACAAGAAGAGGTTGTTGAAGAAGCGCCTCAAACAGAAGAACCTAAAGTGAAGAACGAAGTTCTTGAAGACGGTACTATTAAGGTGGATCTAAGACAAAATAACGAAGCAGATACAAAAGTAGACGATGACGTTGTGAAAGTAGAGATACCATCTAGCGCTACAGAAGAACCTGCAGAAGAGATTACAGAAGAACCTGTAGCGGAAGAACCTGTAGAGGAGATGATAGCTTTAGAGGAGGTAACAGAAGAAGAGGTTGTAGAAAAACTAGAAGATGATATAGAAGAAGCTATAGAAAAAGCTGAAGAAGAAGGTACTAGGCTTCCTGAAAATATACAGAAGGTAGTTGACTTTATGGATGAAACTGGAGGAACTTTAGAAGATTATGTTGAATTAAATAAAGATTACTCAAAAATGAGTGATAATGATTTATTGAGCGAGTACTTTAAGCAAACTAAACCTCACTTAACAGACGAAGAAAGATCTTTTGTAATGGAAGACCTTTATTCCTACGATGAAGAACTCGATGAAGAGCGAGATATAAAAAGAAAGAAATTGGCATTAAAAGAGCAAGTTGCAAATGCTAAAAACCACCTAGACGGGTTAAAGTCTAAATATTACGATGAAATCAAAGCTGGTTCTAGGTTGAACCCGGAACAACAAAAGGCTATGGATTTCTTCAACCGTTACAACAAAAATCAGACAGTAGCTGAAGACAACGCTAAGTTTTTTAAACGCAAGACTAATGAAGTTTTCTCTGATGGATTCAAAGGTTTTGAATACAATGTAGGAGACAAAAGATTTAGATTGAATGTTAAAGATACAGACAGTGTTAAAGACAACCAAATGGACATTGGAAATTTTGTAAACAAGTTCCTTAACAAGGAAACTAGTAAAATTGAAGATGCTAAAGGTTATCACAAGTCTTTGTTTACTGCAATGAATCCAGATGTAGTAGCTAATCATTTTTATCAACAAGGAAAAGCGGATGCTTTAAAAGAAAGTATGTCTAAGGCAAAAAATGTCGACATGTCACCTAGAGGTACTTTAGCAAACGAAAACATTCCTGGTGGTATGAAAGTTAGAGCTGTACCGTCTGGAGAGTCATCTTCTGATTTTAAAATTAAAATTGGTCAAAACAGATCAACAAACAGAATTACTTAAACTTTTAAAAATTAAAAAACAAAATTATGGCAATTAATAATACGGGTGCTGTTTTAAAACACGTAACCCCAAGACCTACTAAAGACCTTTTTGGAGACAACTACTTGTCTTTCAACGGAGGCAGCACAGCAGGAGACACTAACTCATTTGCAGCTCAATTCTTACCAGAAATCTATGAGAAAGAAGTTGAAAGATACGGAAAACGTACAATCAACGGATTCTTAAGAATGGTTGGAGCTGAGATGCCTTTGGCTTCAGATCAAGTTATTTGGTCAGAGCAAGGAAGACTACACGTGGCATACGATGCTGCTGAATCTGGAGCTGATACAGTTCAAGTTAACAGCGCAACTGGTAACACTATCACTCTTCCAGCTGCTCACTTAGTTAAAATTCATGACACAATTATCGTGTCTAATGCTCTTAGCACAAAAGTACTTAAATGTCTTGTTACAGCAGTTACAAACACAGGTGTAACTGTAAAACCCTACACTCAAGCTACACTAGCTACTTCTGGTAGTGCTGCTTTCGCTAATGGCGAAGACCTTAAGCTTTTTGTGTATGGTACTGAGTACACGAAAGGATCTTCTGGAATCACAGGTTCTATAGACGCTTCTTTTCAACAGTTCTCAAATCGACCAGTTATCATGCGTGACAGATACCAAGTTAATGGTTCTGACACTGCTCAAATCGGTTGGGTTGAAGTAACTACTGAAAATGGTGCTTCTGGCTACCTATGGTACTTAAAGTCTGAGCACGAAGCTCGTTTACGTTTTGAAGACCAAATTGAAATGATGATGGTTGAAGGCGAAAAAGCTGCTCAAACAATGGGAACTAATTTCTTAAATGTACAAGGAACAGAAGGTTTATTCGCTGCTGTAGAAGCAAGAGGTGTGGTTTATAGCGGTACAGATTTTGATACTTACAGAACTGGAGCTTCAAGTGCAACTGGTGTACAGTTCAGCCATACTGGCCTTGACACTTTTGATACTATACTACAAGAGTTAGACAAGCAAGGTGCTATTGAAGAAAACATGATGTTCTTAGACAGAGCTACAACTCTAGAAATTGACAAAATGTTAGCTTCTCAAAATGCATACCAGGTTGGTGGTACTTCTTATGGAGTATTCAACAACTCTGAAGATATGGCTTTAAATTTAGGTTTCTCTGGATTCAGACGAGGTTCTTACGACTTCTACAAGTCTGACTGGAAATACTTAAATGATTCTACTACTAGAGGATTAATCGGAGACATTGAAGGTTTGATGGTACCTGCTGGTACTTCTACCGTTTACGATCAGTCTTTGGGTAAAAACATATCTAGACCTTTCTTACACGTACGTTACCGAGCTTCAGAAGCTGATGACAGAAAAATGAAATCTTGGATCACTGGATCTGTAGGTGGAAACTATACATCTGATGCAGACGAAATGGTAGTAAACTTCTTGTCAGAAAGATGTCTATGTGTACAAGCCGCGAATAACTTCGTATTGCTTAAAGCATAAACAATAATTAATGTAAATAATTACCCTCGTTTAAATAACGAGGGTAATATTTACCCTTTTAAAATTTTTAAATTATATTATATCATGAAAATAACAAAACCCAAAAATTGGGAAATCAAAGATCGAGTCTACGTACTCAACAACGAAGCTGCCCCTGTAGCTTTAGTAATATCGTCTAAACATAGTAGAAGAAAACCTATGTTATGGTTCGACGAAGAAACTGGAACACAAAGAGAACTAAGATACGCTACTAATCAAAACTCGCCTATAGTAGACGAACAGAGAGGGCAAGCCACTTTAGGCCATATTGTATTTAGAAACGGACAACTTAACGTGCCTAAAGAAAATCAAGCATTACAATTAATGCTTTCATTATATCACCCAAAGCGTGATATAACGTACTCAGAGTTTGAACCTCAAGTTATAGCTGATAACCAAGTGGATTGGATAGAGTTAGAGATAGAGGCGTTGAACTTAGCGCAGAGTCTAGATATAGATGCAGCAGAAGCTATACTTAGAGTAGAGCAAGGTTCCAAGGTATCTAAGATGAGTTCTAAAGAAATAAAAAGAGATATACTAGTGTATGCTAGAAGCAATCCTCAAGCATTCATAGAACTAGCGCAAGACGATAATGTTCAACTAAGAAACATTGGAGTCAAAGCCGTTGAGGCAAATATTATAAAACTAGCTGACAACAACAGAACGTTTAAGTGGGCTAGTAACGGTAGAAAATTATTCACCGTACCATTTGAAGAACAACCCTACTCTGCATTAGCCGCATGGTTTAAAACAGATGAAGGTGTTGAAGTATTCAATGCTATTGAAAAGAAACTAAATTAATAGTCACTTATAGGATGTGGTCATCTGTATAGGTGGCCACAAACTATATAAAAAGAAATTATGGCAGTAAATATAAATACAGTTTATCTAAGAGTTTTAGCTATAGCCAACAAAGAGCAAAGGGGCTATATAACTCCGCAAGAATTTAATACGCTTGCTAATCAAGCTCAGTTAGATATATTCGAGCAGTATTTTTATGATCTTAATCAGTTTTTAAGATTACCAGGCAATGACACAATTCACGCCGATCCTGTCGATATGCTCGAAGAAAAAATAGAAAAGTTTTCTATATTTAACGCACCTGCAACAAATGCTAACTTAGATGTACTTCAAGTTTACAGACTTGGAGCTGTTTTTGCTAGAGTTTCTATAAATGGTGCTACTCAAATAATAGAAGCACAACACATGAGTCACAGTGAGTTAAGGCAATATCTAAGTTCGCCATTAACTGCTCCAGCTAAAACTAGACCTATGTATACTATAGATAATAACTCTATAGTAATGCACGGAGATGGAGTTGACGGCACAAATATTAATTATATAAAAAAACCTGTAGATGTATACTGGGGATACAATATAATTAATGGAGAAGCACTATATAATCCAGCAACATCAATAAACTTTGAGCTTCACGCTTCAGAAGAAACTGAATTAGTTTTAAAAATATTATCGCTTTCTGGTGTAGTAATACGAGATCCACAACTGTATCAAATAGCTGCAACAGAAGACGCTAAAAACATTCAACAAGAAAAACAATAAGAAATGGCATTATTCAAGGGAACACAACAACAATACTACGATAACAGTAAGACGTTTACAGGTAATGGTTCAAACAAAGCCTTTGTTTTAGGTTTTAGCCCTGCGCCATTATTAGAGTCTGATATAGACGTTTTCGTGAATGGCACGGAAGTAGACAATGGAGATTACGTATACGCTTCAGGAACATTAACTTTCGATACTGCTCCAGCGAGTGGAGCTTTAATATTAGTAAGAGAAATAAACGTTGATGATCAGCTGGGTAATTACCAATATATAACCCTACAAGACATAACAAACAACTTTAGAGTTGCATACGTCGGCGAAGGCAAGATAATATCTAAAGTCAAAATACCAGACATAAACTTTCATGCTCAAAGAGCAATGCAAGAGTTTAGCTATGATACTTTAAAATCTGAGAAGTCTCAAGAGATAGAGCTACCTCCTTCTTTGAAAATGAAGTTACCTCATGACTATGTTAACTATGTTCAGTTTTCTTGGAAAGACAACGCAGGTGTAGAGAGAATAATATATCCAGTGAGGAAAACTAGTAATCCTAGAGCAATACTACAAGACGGTAGTTACAATTATGTTTTTGGTGATGATAATAAGCTACTTACGGTGGAAGATTCAGAAACTTGGAAAGCGTTTAAAGCTAACTCTGATAATGATAACACAGTGGAAAATGTAAGTGGACCAGATACTGATGCTACTTTAGCTGAAGGCAGAAGATACGGACTAACACCTGAGCATGCACAATTTAATGGATTATTTTTTATAGATAATTCTAGAGGCTACGCTTTTTTTAGCTCAGATCTTAACGGCAAAGTAATAACTATAAAATACATAAGTGATGGCCTTGGAACTGAAGACGAAATGCGAGTTCATAAATTCGCTGAAGAAGCTATATACAAATACATAGCACACGCAATATTAGCATCTAAAGTAAATACTCCAGAGTATATAGTGGCTAGATTTAAAAGGGAAAGAAGAGCTGCTATAAGACAGGCTAAATTAAGATTGTCTAACCTGAAAATAGAAGAGATAAATCTTGTGATGAAAAACAAATCTAAAATAATTAAGCATTAAGTATGGCAGAATTGAAAAGAACGTTTAGCGGAGGCGCTATGAACAAAGACCTCGATGAGAGACTATTGCCTAACGGTAAATATAGAGACGCATTGAACGTTCAAGTGTCTACATCTGAAGGTGCTGACGTTGGTGCTTTACAAAATATACTAGGCAATAAATTACCACATGCAGCTAGTATAGCTTCTAATTTAGGTGATTTTCCAAAAGTAATAGGATCTATAAGAAGAGACGAAACTGAGTGCATATATTGGTTCGTTGTTTCTAACGATAAGGATCTTATAGTAGAGTTTAATCAGCTTAAAGGCGAAGCAAAACCTATTATAGTGGATACAAGAAGAGTTTTAGGATTTGATAGAGAAAACTTAATAACAGGCATAGAAATACTAGATGACTTTTTGATTTGGACTGATGATAAGTCAGAGCCAAAAATGATAAAGATAACAGACTGGAGAGGCTATACAAATAACGCCTGGACACACACACAGGTTGATGGTGGAAACTTTGAAGAAAAACACTGCACGGTTATAAAAGAAGGTCCAACGAGTGCTCCTAAATTAAGAATGTCTAACACTACTAGAAGCGGACCCATTTCCGCCAGACTTAACGCTCCGTTAACTATACCAGCAACAGGTGGTTATTCATTTACGTTTCTTGATGTAGACGGTAGATGGCAGACAGTGCCTACTGGAGAGTATACTGACCAAGATGGTGACGGGACTGCTGATGCTGCGAGTGCTATCCTCCCAAACCCCGTAGATAGCCAAGTAGAATTTAGCGGAACTGCTCCAGACTTTAGAGTAGGTGATAAGCTTAAGGTAACTTTGCTTGACAAAAACAACGAAGACACCGACGAGGAAGCCGCTGTTATACTGTCTGTGCTAGAAACTTACGAAACAGCACCTAAAGTCTTTAAAGTAAACGTAGACGCCGTAGATGTAAACATAGAGCAAGGAATACAAAACTGGAAGGTAGAGTTAATACAAAAACCAGCAATGTTTGAAACTAAGTTCGTAAGATTTGCTTATAGATACAAATATAAAGATGGTGAGTACTCTACTATATCTCCTTTTAGCGAAGTGGCTTTTTTAGGTGATGAGTTTAATTATGACCACAGAAAAGGGTATAACTTAGGCATGGTTAACCAACTAAGGAAGCTAGAGATAGTTGATTGGGCTATTCCTACATCTGTACCGTATGGAGTTGTGGAAGTAGATATACTTTACAAAGACTCTGTATCTAACAATATATATGTCGTTGAAAGTATAGACGCAACAGACACAAACTCCGAGTTTCACGATATAGGAACTTATCCTGATCTATATTTTGGTAAGCTTGAAATTACGTCTGAGACTATATATAAAGTAATACCATCTAACCAAATACTTAGACCGTATGATAACGTGCCTAGAAAAGCCAAGGCAGTATCTGTATCTGGCAACAGGTTGTTATTTGGTAATTATTTAGAAAATTACAACTTAAAATATGAGGGTAAAGATATATCTTTAAAATTTGCAGTAAGCGTAATAGGTAGCGATGCTAGAAAAGACAGACCTAGTAAATCTATAAAGTCTCAAAGAACATACCAATTAGGCGTAGTATTTAGAGATAAGTACGGAAGAGAAACTCCGGTTATAACAGACAAGACAGGCTCTATAACTTTGAACAAAGGTTTTTCGTCTACAAGAAATAATTTTAGAGTTCGCATAGAAAGTCCAGCTGGAATGCCAGATGGTATGGAGACTTTTAAGTACTATATAAAAGAAACATCTCAGCCGTACTACAATGTTGCAATGGATAGATATTACGCTGCTGAAGATGGTAATTTATGGATTGCTTTTTCAAGTTCTGATAGAAACAAAGTTAACGAAGAAACATTTTTAACATTGAAGAAAGAGCATGACTCTAACAACTTCGTTAAAGATGAGGCTAAATATAAGGTTTTAGCAATAGAAAATGAAGCACCTGATTTTATAAAAAACGAAAATGTATCTAAAGGTGTGTTATCACAAAGCGTACTCGGTGGAACAAAAAATATATTTAAAACCGCAGAAGGTTATCCTTTATCGGGCAATAAATTCATAGATATACGTTCTGATTTATGGCAAAGCACGTATGGAGGCGTAGGTAGTAGCGTATCTTCAGGCACACCAGTGCATCAATTAAACGATTTAAATATTGTTATATTTTCTGATAGAAACAAAACAAAGAACTATGAAATAGCTAGTATCCAGTACTTTGAAAACTTTGGTCTATATAGACTAAATTTAGAAAAAGTTTTAGACTTAGAAGACGTTTCTTGGATGGCTATTTATGACGAAGACAATCCTACAGTTTCTATAGAGATATTTCAAAAAATAACTAAAGCCAAGCCAGAGTTTCAAGGAAGATTCTTCGCGAAGCTGCAAAGAGACGTTGTATTAGAAAGTTATATAATTCCTAAAAACATACCAAACTCAGAACTTTTAGTTAAAAGCTCTCAAAAAATAATACAAGCCGGCCCTAGCATGCTTGGTTTTAACAGAGAGGACTTTTGGAGTAAATACAGGGCTCAGAGCTACAAAGACACCTCGGATCCAGCTGATCCTCCGACATACGAATGGGTGATAGCAGATCCTGATAAAGGAGGTAATAGAAACTTAGGTTGGTTTATAAATAGAACGCAGTTTGCTGAGCAAAGGTTTTCTAAATCTGCAAACGCGGTAGATGACAAATATTGGGAGACGAAAGGAGTAATAAAGAAAGACAAAAACTCTACCTCTAACTATTCTAGAGAAGTGTCACCAGGCCACGGTGTTAAGAGTGGGTGGGATATTATAGAAATAGCTTACCAAGGCTGGGGAGAATACGATAGTGGCTATACTGAAACCGCTTACAACAAGTTTGCAGACCCAAACCAAAGCTCTGATTATCGCCCAGAGATGAATGCAATTGTCGGACAAATCATGAGAAAAGGATCTAAGTTTAGATTCTCCGGAGCTCCAAAAAACAGTAAAAATATATATACTATAGAGAAATATTGCAAGCATTACCATGTGGCTTGGGGCAAAGGAAAAGAACCTACGCAAAGAGTAATTCAATTTACATTAAAACTAGACAAACCCATAGATTGGTCGCCGGAAAATAATGGTTTTGTTGACACGAACGCAAATAGAGGCGAAATGCCAGCTGACAGCCTGTTTACCAATCTTGAATTTATAGCAGAGTTTGAAGAGGAAACGAATGAATTTACATCTGAAAATCCTGCAGTTTTTGAAACAGAACCTCTTGAAGTAGCTGAACTAGATATATATTATGAAGCTAGTGGTGCTTATAGTAAAGATTCTTTTGGTAATTCTCAAGGATTAATATACTCTAATTGCTTTACTTTTGGAAATGGTGTTGAGTCAGACAGAATTAGAGATGATTTTAACGCACCTATATTAGGGAAAGGCGTTAGGGCTTCAGCACCAATAGAAGGTCAATACAAAGAAGTACGTAAAAAATCTGACATTATATACTCTGGCATATACAACTCAACGTCTGGTATAAACAATTTAAATCAATTTATACAAGCTGAACAAATAACTAAATCTATAAATCCATCATACGGATCTATACAGTTAATGCAGTTTAGACTAGGTGATTTAGACGTTTATCTAGAAGACAATGTTGTCAAAGTTCTAGCAGACAGAGATGCTTTGTTTAACGCTGATGGTAGTAAAAATATAGTATCAAGCACGAACGTGTTAGGAGCAATCCAGCCTTACGCTGGAGACTATGGTATAAGTAAGAACCCTGAGTCGTACGCTAGATATGGAAACAGAGCATACTTCTCAGATAAAAATAGAGGTGTTATACTAAGGCTTTCTGGCAATGGATTAACGCCAATATCTAAATATGGTATGGAAGATTATTTTAGAGATAAACTATCTGTATCAAACATAAAGGTTGTAGGTAGTTATGACGAAAATAAAGATGAATACAACCTTACTTTAACAGGTGGTGTTGATTCTA